GGGATGAAAGGCACGGTTCAAGAAAGTGGGCCAATATGGCCGCCTACACCAAAGCCAATGCCACCTTTCAGTTCAGACGGATTCCTGATGTGGTGATTGAACCTGGGATGCTGATCCGCTGTGATACCGGGGAGTACAAAGTCTTAAGCGTTGAGGTTATTATGGGATTTTATTTGGATGTAGCAGCAGAAAAGTTAGAAGCTACGAAGGACTAGGAGGTGATTTCATGGCAAGATCAAGTTTTAAGATGTTATGGAAAGCTTTTCATTACATCTTAAATGAACAGCGTCCCATAATGTAAAGTCACCTCCTTGAAATGTTCATCTATCAAGCTTAACAGAAAAATTTCTTTCCATAATCCCGTATAATTATTAGTAAGTCTATGTGACTTCTAATCCATTAAAGGGGGACAAACCATGGAAAGAAAATTAACTCTAACTGCACTTATCGATGCCTTTATTGTAGAAATGGAACGACTCGGCTACAGCAAGTCATTGATAAGGCATGTTAAGAAAGACTGTCGATGGTTTTTAGAATACGTTCTTGAAACCACAAATCAAGATATTTTCTCTGAAGAAATCGGGGCGCGGTATCTTTCAGAAAAATTCAACTACCCAGCACATTATCCGGTAAGAACGCCGGATAGAGTACTTGAAGCCGTTCGCTGCGTTCGAAGATTAGGTGAAATGCAATTGTTTGGTGCTTTTCGTAGGCAATGGTCATCACAAAAAGAATCTGACTGGTATCTTCAGGATAGACTAATTGTCAATGCCTACTTGAATGGTGTTCAAACTGCTGATCACCGTGAGTCCACTAGAGCATTGCGGAAGCGCAATATCAAAAGATTTTATGATTTTATGGGGTTTCGCGGTCTCAGTGGTGTATCGGATCTATCAGCGATAATAATTTCTGACTATACACTTTCCTTACAAGGTTGTGCGACAACATCAGTTCAACATATGCTTTCCACATTAAAAAATTATTTCCGTTTTCTTTTTCGTAACAGTTACTGCGCTAAAGACTGGTCTTCAAGCGTTCCCAAAGTGAGTGTGAAACAAAATCAAACTATTCCCGCACTTTGGGAAAAAAGTGAAGTCGAACTCTTGATGAAAAGTATTGATCGAACAAACCCCGTTGGTAAACGCGATTATGCAGTGATCCTTTTGGTGGTACAGCTGGGACTTAGGAGGTCAGATATTGCTGGATTAAAGCTAGAATCACTAAAATGGGATCGCAATGAGATAGACCTAGTGCAACACAAAACGGGAAAAAGATTAATTCACCCTCTTTGTGAAGATGTGGGTTGGGCTATTATTGATTATTTAAGATATGCTCGCCCCACTGTTGAAAGTGATTCCGTATTTCTAACCTCAAATGCTCCATATAGGAAGTTGGAACCCACGTCAGTAAGTTCCATATTAACGAAGTATACTCGCTTGTGCGGAATAACGAAGCCCTCTGGTACTACAAAGGGAGTTCATTCGCTACGACACGGATTTGCTCGAAGGCTATTGGAGCAAGGAACACCGCTTCCTGAAGTTTCAGATATTATGGGACATATAAGCTATTCTTCCACAACACCTTATCTAAAAATTGATGTTGAAGGCTTGCGAAAATGTACACTTTCGTTACCGGAGGTGATGAAATTTGAATAATTCTCATAAACCACTGGAATGCACATACAGCGGTGTGCTTGCCCAAATATGCAAAGCATTCATCATTGAAAAACGTGCAGTTGGATATGAGTACAGATCTGAAGATGAAAGGCTCAGCGAATTTAGTCGGTTCTCAGAAAACTACAATATCCCCTCAGAAACACTTACAGAGGAAGTTGTAAAAGCGTGGATTTCTCCAAGACCGATGGAATCAGATCGTACTCGCTACCACCGATTTTCGATTATACGTCAGTTTGCAGAATACATGACTCGTATGGGGTATGCCGCATATATCCCTTCAAGCTCTGAACTTGGAAAACTGCATAAGAGCTTTGTACCATATATCTTTACACATGAAGAAATTAATCGATTTTTTAATGCTGTTGATTCTATGCAGCCATTCGAAAACACAAGTGCTCCTCGTAGGCATTTAGTTATGCCTGTTTTATTCCGACTTTTGTATTGTTGCGGTCTACGTCTATCAGAAGCTACTCATCTTCGAGGGAAGGATATTGATTTAAAATCAGGTATACTTACTATCCATGACAGCAAATTTGGGAAAAGTCGCTATGTCCCGATGTCTGTGAAGAGTTAACAACAGCTTGTGCAAAGTATGCTAAAACGAGACTGATTGGTGACACTGATGATTGGTTCTTGCCTTCACGCGATGGAGGCTATTATGGAAATCGTTCGGTTTACTCTACTTTTCGCAAATTGCTATTACAAGCTCAAATCCATCATGGTGGTCGAGGTAAAGGGCCTAGAATTCATGACTTTCGCCACACCTTCGCAGTTCATTGCTTACAAAAATGGACTGCAAATGGCGATGACATCACAACAGCACTGCCATATCTTAGGGAGTATCTCGGGCATGAAAACATAAGTGCTACTGAACAATATTTACGGATGACCGCAGAAGTTTATCCTGAAATTTCTGCACTGATGCAAGAAAAATACGGATACATCATTCCTGGAATGGAGGTCATTATTAAATGAAAACTACCGATTTTGCGGAATGTTTGTCAGTATACCTAACAATGTACCTTCCCGGGGAAGCAGGACTTTCCCAAAATACGATAATGTCATACCGTGACACTTTTAAACTGGTACTGTCTTTTTCAGCAGAGCACCATAACTTAAATCCTGAAAAAATCACACTAAATGACTTCACTGCTGATTTCATCTCAGAGTTTCTTACTTGGCTGGAGCATGATCGAGGATGTAGTGTTTCTACTCGAAACATTAGACTCTCTGCGATAAGAGCATTTGCAAGGTATGCCAGTTTGCAAAAACCTGAGTATATTTTTGAGTATCAAAAAATTCTCGGATTACGCTTCAAAAAGAAACCCGCTCCATTATTAGCGCACTTGTCACCAAAGTTGGTTAATGCAATTATTACTCAGACAAATTCAAGAGATGCTTATGGAAGGCGTGACAGAGCACTTTTGAGTTTGATGTACGATTCGGGAGCACGTGTTCAAGAAATCTGCGATATACAAGTCAACGATTTGCGAATACAAAAACCATACACCGTAAAATTAACTGGTAAAGGTCAAAAAACCCGTGCTGTTCCGATTATGGAAAGTACAGCATTGCTACTTAAAGAATATATTACTGAACAAGGGTTAACAGCTAATGGTAGAGGTGATTATCCACTTTTCCAAAACCATCAACGTCATAAGCTTAGTAGAGCAGGAGTAGCGTATATTCTTAAAAAATACTGTGATGCGGCCAGAATTTTTAATCCTGAACTGCCTAAAAATATTTCACCACACGTCTTGCGACATTCAAAAGCAATGCATTTACTCCAAGCTGGGGTTAATATGATTTACATTCGAGATTTTTTAGGGCATGTGCACGTTGAAACAACCGAAGTTTACGCAAAAGCTGATACTGAGATGCGGCGAAAATCTATTGAATCCGCACAAATACGTATTGACGCCGACCTTCCACAATGGACTGAAGATAAATCTTTGATGCAGATGCTAATCGGTCTTTGTGGCAAGGAGTAAGTTCAAATATTATGGAAAGAGTTTGAATGAAATATTCAGGCTCTTTCTTCATTGAAGGAGGTGACTTTACATTATGGGACGCTGTTCATTTAAAATGCCAGAGGATTTTCTTTTAAAAGTATCCACCTTGGCAGAAAAGACCGATGAAATCATTCCAAAGGTCCTAGAAGCTGGTGGCGAAGTGGTGAAAGCCAAAGTGAAAGCGAATCTACAGGCAACCGTTGGAAGTGACACAAAGCTGACCTCAAGGTCCACAGGAGAGCTGATTGATGCTCTCGGTGTAACCCCTGCTGGTGTGGATCGAGATGGGAATTACAATGTGAAGGTGGGCTTTGATGAACCGAGAAAAGACGGAGAGTCAAATGCTAAGATCGCCAACATCTTAGAGTATGGAAAGTCTGGTCAGCTCGCCAAGCCTTTCTTGAAACCGGCAAAATCAGCCAGTCGAAATGCCTGCATTGAAGCGATGAAAAGAAAACTGGATGAAGAGATCAGCAAAATCTAAAGATAAGGAGGGCGAGTGCAATGTATAACAGTATTTTGAAGGATATAGGCGAGGTCCTTGAGCCTTTGGGGATTCCTATTGAAACGGGCGTGTTTAGTAAAAAGGCACCGGATGAATATCTGGTCCTTACCCCTATGAGTGATATCTTTGACCATTATGCTGATGATCTGCCAAGTGCAGAACTGCAGGAAGTTCGCCTCTCCATATTTTCAAAAGGTAACTACCAGGCAAGAAAGAATGAAGTCGTTAGTGTTCTTATTAGAGCAGGCTTTATCATAACAGACAGAAGGTATCTAGGATATGAAGAAGATACTGGTTTTCACCACTTCGCCATCGATGTGGCGAAAGAATACGAATTGAATTTTTAGCTGAAACAAATTCAGCGATTTTGAAGGAGGAATAGAACATGGCAACAATCGGATTGGACGTGCGCCCAGATAGGGCATGATGTTGTTTTGTAGTGTGGGAACTACACCGTAAGATAACGCGGTAAACCACCTGCCTAACCGAAAGGCGAAAGCTGACACGGGAACAGAGCATGGCAGGAAAGCAGTAAGTTGTTTAAGGCAATATAACACGACTGAACTGCGAGGTAAAGTGGATATAAGGTTTAGGTTATATTTACCGAATGTGAGTTTCAAGTTTCCGTTCCGATTGGACATAGGAAAGTGCCTGAAACCTATGGCGCAAAGACAAATAAGGGGAGTATCCTGACCCTTATTGTTATCAATAATTTGCGCAACGAGCAGGAGAACCTGTTTTAACGAAACGAAAGCAAAACCGAGAATCCACAATTTCCAACACATCATGCTAACTGGGGATAACCTAAACGGAAATGCCGTAAGGCTATAACCTTTAAGGGTTTGAATATTCCGCAAGGTTACGGAGCGTTCGTAGTAGTCAGGGACGGTAACACCGTCATAAGGGCGAAGGGACGCAGTTGTTCTGTACTAAAATCAAAATTGATTAGGGAGGAAAACCTCAAAATGAAACCAACAATGGAAATTTTAGCAAGAATTAAGGAAAATTCATCGAAAAACAGCGAAGAAGTCTTTACAAGGCTTTATCGCTACCTCTTGCGTCAAGACATTTGGTTTGAGGCGTATACGAATTTGTATGCCAACAGTGGAGCGGCAACAAATGGCGTTGACAATGACACCGCAGACGGGTTCAGCAAGGAAAAGATAGATAAAATTATCGCTTCCCTTGCTGATGAAACCTATAAGCCGAAGCCCGCAAGACGAACCTATATCAAAAAAGCAAACGGCAAAATGCGACCACTCGGGATACCAACTTTCACGGACAAACTCGTCCAAGAAGTTTTGAGAATGGTCATGGAAGCAGTGTATGAACCAGTATTTCTAAATTGCTCTCATGGATTTCGCCCGAAAAGAAGTTGCCACACGGCGCTCTCAACTCTCAAAAAGGAGTTTACAGGGGCTAAGTGGTTTGTTGAGGGAGATATTAAAGGTTGTTTTGATAATATCGACCATGCCGTATTGGTAGGGTTTATCAACCAGAAAATTAAAGACGCAAGATTGATTAAGTTAATTTACAGATTTTTGAAAGCGGGCTTTGTAGAAAATTGGCAGTATAACAACACTTACAGTGGTACACCACAGGGCGGAATTATTTCGCCATTGCTCGCCAACATCTACTTGCACGAACTGGACAAGTTTGTGATGACGCTGAAATCAGAATTTGACAAGCCTAATGAAACTGTAAGGACAAAGGAGTATAACCGTTTGTTCACACAGAGGGTCAAACTGAAAAAGCTGATTGATTGTGCGGACGGGGAAGAAAAGCAGAACTTGCTCAAACAATATAAACAAGTGAGAGCAGAAATGATGAAAACCCCATATACTCCGCAGGACGATAAGAAAATCAAATATATTCGTTATGCAGACGATTTTCTAATCGCCGTTAAGGGAAACCGTGAGGATTGTGTGGAAATCAAGAGAAAACTGGCTGAGTTTATCAGTGGAACGCTGAAAATGGAACTCAGTGATGAAAAGACTCTTATTACACACAGTTCAGAAAAAGCACGTTTCCTCGGCTATGATGTTAGTATTCGCAGGAATAGTTCGATTAAACCCCATGGAAAAGGGCGACCCACACAAAGAACACTTAACAACAAAGTGGAATTGCTCATACCAAAGGATAAAATCAGCAAGTTTCTGTTTTCAAAAGGCATTGTTAGGCAAAAGAAATGCGATGAGATGTTTCCGATTAGCAGAGTGCCGCTAAGGAACTCCACAGACTTGGAAATCATCACCATTTTTAATGCCGAACTACGTGGTATATGCAACTATTATTCCCTAGCAAGTAACTTTAGCGACTTAAATTACTTTAACTACTTAATGGAATATAGTTGTCTGAAAACGCTGGCAACAAAGCACAAAACCCGTATTACGAAGATTAAGGAAAAATTTAAGGACGGAAAAGGTTCGTGGGCTATTCCTTATGAAACAAAAGCAGGTAAGAAACTTATGTATTTCGCAAAATACACCAATTGCAAGAGTGCAAACGCAACTGATACCGTAACAAAAGCGGCAGTTACAATTGGTTATAACAGAAACACTTTTGATAAACGATTAAATGCGGATATATGTGAGTTGTGCGGTAAAACAGGCGCAGGAAAATATGAAATTCACCATATTCACAAAGTAAAAGACCTTAAAGGTAAGGAACTTTGGGAACGTGCAATGATTTCAAAGAAAAGAAAAACGCTTGTTGTTTGCCATCAGTGCCACCAAAATATTCACCACCCAAAATGATGAGTTTTCTAAAATTGAAGAACAATGGAGAGCCGTGTACTTCGAGAGGGGTAAGCACGGTTCGGAGAGAGGACTGGACAAACCTGCCATCGAAAGACGGTAAGGCGGTTCTTTCCTACTCTACAGT